AATTATAGATACATTAAATGTAATTAAAGTGGATAAAACCAAATTACAAGAAACTTTACAAAATTTAAGTTCAATATTTAGTACAGCTGATAATAAAGGTAAAAAATCATTAAATGTTATATTTGAAAATATTAAAAATTTACCAGAATTTAATCAAAATAAAATTGCAAAAGCAGTTCAAGGATTAAATGATATTAAAGGAATTATAGATTTATTGGTACTTATATCAGAACAAAAATATAATAAAATTGAAAAGAATTTTGATAGGTTCATTAAAGTTGTTGGGAAATTTTATAACAAGATTAATGATAAATTTGAACAAATAATTCAAACAGGTAATACTTCTAAACAAGTTATAGAAGCAAACAAAGATATTAATAAAGCATTAAATAGTATTAATGAAACTATTGTAAAAACAAACTCAAATAATACTAATATAGAAAAATCAACCATAGCAATGGAAGGGATATCTGAATTTATGTTAACTTCTACATTTGTTATGGCTATAGGTGCCTTATTTATTGAATTAGGAGGTGGTAAATTTGTTAAAGATGCCTTAGAATTTGGAATTGTATTAAGTATTTTCGAAGGTTTAGTATTAATACCTGCAATAGCTTTTGCATCACAACAAAAAGAAGCAACTGTTGGTATTGAAGGATTACATAAATTAATCATTACTTCAACATTAATAATGGGTATTGGTGCATTATTCATGTGGCTAGGAAATGGTAATTTTGCAAAGAATGCATTACAATTTGGTGTGCTTTTATCTACTTTTGAATTATTAGTAGTAACTCCTTTCTTAATATTTGCGGCGGTTAATACAAAAGTTCTTAATAATGTAAAAGATTTAAATAGTGTAGTAATAACTTGTACAATAATGATGGGTATTGGTGCATTATTTATGTGGTTAGGAAATGGTGCATTTGTAAAGAATGCATTAGAATTTGGTATTGTACTTGGTATATTTGAAATGCTTGTAATTATGCCATTTATATTATTTAATAAAGTAAGTGATAAAGTTTATGAAGGTATAAAATCGTTTAGTGCATTCATAATCGTATCGACAACTGTATTATTAATTGGTGCATTCTTTATGACATTAAGTGATGGTGAACTTGTAAAAAATGCATTAAAATTCGGTGGTTTATTATTTGTATTTGAAACATTAGTTATATTACCATTTATATTATTTAATAGAGTTAAAAATGATGTATTTGATGGTATTAACTCATTTGTCGGTTGTTTAACAGTAACAACAATAGCATTATTAATTGGTGCATATGTAATGAAAAACAAAGACTTGGTTAAAGGAGCTATGGCCTTCACAAGATTATTAATGATATTTGAAGTAGCAGTTATAGCACCATTCTTATTATTTAACTTAATAGACTCTGAAGTATATGATGGATTAAAAAGTTTTTCATTAGTTATTTTAATGTCAACAGCTTCATTAATAATGGGTGCATATTTTGTACATATGCAAAATGGTAAATATGTAGAAAATGCATTTGTATTTGTTGGTGTTCTTGCCACATTTATAATAGGAGTTACATTACCATTCTTATTATTTAAACGTCGTGCTACACAATTTATTCAAGGAGCTAGAGAATTTGGTGTATTTATTGCTATATGTTCATTTGCTTTAATACTTGGGGCATATACATTAGAATTCATCGGTAAAGGTAATATACTAAAAGCCGCTATAACTATTGGTGCATATGCAATAATACTTGGAATATTTGTATCAAGTATGGTTACTATAGCAAATGGAATTAATCAAATTAAAAAAGATGATATTCAAGCAGCTATACAATTCTCGTTATTTGTATTAATATGTAGTTCTTGTTTAATTATGGGTGCTACATTATTTGCAATGGGTCCAGAATATATTGGTGGAGCAATTGCATATGCAATTGTTCTTGGTGTATTTGTATTAGCAATGGCTAAAGTAATGGTATATATTAATAGATCATTTAAGGCCGCCGGTGGTGATGCAAAAGTTATCGCTCAAGCCATAACTTTAGGCGGATTTATCTTATTATGCAGTATATCATTAGCAATTGCTGCATTTGTGTATGATACTTATAAAGAAAATGCTATATGTGGTGCATTATTGTTAGTCGGATTTGTTGGTGTAATGGGATTACTTTTTGCCGGATTAGGTGCATTAAGTGTTGTACTTATTCCTGGTGGTCATGCCGCTTTAGCTATGGGAGTATCATTACTAACTTTAAGTTCATCATTATTAATTGTTAATGCTCTAATGGGTGATGGTAAAAATGAAATATTAAAGAAAAACATTAAGGCATTAGATGAAGTCATTGGTATGTTGGCTGAAACTTATGATGATAAACTTGGTGGAATGACTGCTGTATGGATTACTTTAGGTAGTGTAGCTGCAACTGCATTAGGTGCATCATTATTGATACTTGGTGGTTCTTTAGGATTAATAAATTTATTAATGGGATCAGGAAAAGACGAACAATTAATAACTAATATTATAACTTTAGATACTATCATTGATCAATATTTAAGAGAAACATATATAAGATTAGGTGAATCTTCTGGATGGATTGCATTAGGTAGTATTGCTGGTATGGCATTATCTGCATCAATTGTTATTCTTGCCGGTGCATTAAGATTAATTCCTATGTTAATAGAACCAATTAAAGATACAATAATTGATAATATAACTCTTATAAATAATGCATTAACAAATTATAAAAATGTAATCAAGACATTATTAGATATTGGAGGTGATATTGCATTAGGATTAATCGCCGTTGTTCCATTAGGTTTATTAACATTCGGTTTATCAAAAGCAGTTATAGCTATTTCTAATTCAGTTCAAAAAATGGCTGGTGTAGGTGATATATCAAATAAAACCACAATGATATCTAAAAATATAAGTAATTATATTGGTATTATTGATAGTATTGAATTAGGTGGAATATTTGGTTTAGGTAAGAAATTAGCAAAAATTGCCGCAATTACGGCAATGACAATACCTATGAGTTTAGCAATATTAGGGATGGCTACTTCTGTACAAAGTATTGCTTCATTAAAAATTCCAGAAGAATGGGATGCAAATGGTAAACCAACTAAATTTAGAAATATTACAGAGCAAGATTTTAATTTAGTTACAATTAATATCAATAAGTTATTGACTACAACATCTAATGCATTTGTATATGCATGGGATCATGGATTGAAAAGAATAGCACAAGATAAAAATGGTGGATTCTGGAAAACAATGTGGTTTGCAAATTCAATATCAACTATATTAGCAAATATGACTGATTCGGTAATCAAAATTGGTCAAGCATTAGTTCCAGATCCTACATCTTGGGATCCAGAAAAAGGAAAATTCACTAAATATGAAAGAGTAAATTTTGCTAAAGCCTCATTAGATGCAGGAATAATGGTATATATGATATTATCAATGATTTCTAATGCATTTGTTCATGCATATAATGGTGGTCCTGGTAGACCTGGGCTTAAAACATTATTTTATAAAGATTCACCATTTACCAAAGCTGTTGATGCTATTACAAAAATGACTCAAACATTATCTAGTATAACAGATAGTGTTATAAAAATAGCGTCAGCACAAATACCTAATAAATGGGATAAAGATGGTAAAATAATTGGATATGAAAAAATCAATGTAGATGATGCTATTAAGAACTTTAGAAAGGTATTAATTGGTAATGGTAAAACACCTGGTATGATTACTTCAATGATTGGTGCATTTAAAATTGCCGCCGATAAAATATTAAATAATGATATATTATCAAATGATGAAAAAATGAATTTAATAACAAGTAGAATAACATCAATGAATGAAGTAATATCAAAATCTGCTGATTTAATTATTAAAATATCATCATTAAATATTCCTACCAAATTTGATAAAGATGGTAAAGGACAAGAATTTGTTAAATTATCATTAACAGATATAGATACTGCAAAAACAAATGTTGTTGCAATAATAAAAGGATTAGTATCATTATTTGATACAACAGATGAAACAAATGAACTTAATAAATATTTAACACAAGAAGTTATTAATCCAGAAATAATCAATAAAAATATTAAATCTATTGAAAATATATTACCAAACATTGTACAACAAATAGATTCATTAGTAAAATTCAATGAGCAAATAAAGAATATTACAATATCAAATACTACAGATAAAATAACATCTATTAATAATCTTTATGATGGATTATTTGGTATGATAAATTCAATTAATAGTAAAATAAATGGGTCAATGTTTGAATCTAAAAATCTTGGTACATTAAGTATAGATATGGGAAAAATTACAAGTGCTATATCTACAATATTTAATAGTATGGGTTCTATATATGATGTATTTTATAAAAATGTTAATAAATATAAGAATAATATTTCTAATATTATTAATCAATTAGAATTAAGTGATAATGGATTAAATGTTTCTATTAAAAACCTTAAAACAAATTTAGATGCTATTAAAGAATTATATACACAAGAATTTTCAGATATTAATTTTGATGATCAAACGGTATTAGATAGTTTATCTATCGATTTAAAATCTTTTATAGATAATACTATTACACCATTTGATAATGATATATTTACTAAAGCAACTAATTTACATACTTCAATTAATACTATTTATCAATCATTAAGCCAACAAAAAGACCAAAGTAAAGCATTTAAATCAAATACAAATGCATTACAAACTTATATAAAAGCAATTAATACTGTTGATATTAAAAAATTAAATTCTTTATCATCTTTAGTGAATGGATTAAATAAATTAGCTGGGCAACTTGGTAATTTAGATAGATTAACTGATTCAATAGTAAATGATTTATCTGAAGTATTAAGAGATTTAGTTAGTTCACTTTCTGAAGCTAAATCTACAATCAATGATGCCCATCAATTACAAGCAGACCGAGCTAAGCAAATTGAACAATCAATTAATAGGGTTAAATCCATTATGAATAGTCCATTAAATGTTAATATTCAAACAATGTCAAATGATCCAACCCAAATGCCTCCTACAGACGAAGAAAAGAAAGATGATAAAACTCCTTCTAAAACACCCATAGGTACACCTGATGGAAATAGTAAAAAACAAAGTCCACATAATCCAAATCCACCAGGTAATGGAGCTCGTAGATAAAAACACATCAAATAATTAATTAATATATGAAGAGGTTTAATATATATTATGGTTATAATAAGATTAATTCAAAACCATTAAAAGAAGAAGATATAACTAATATTATGAGTCAAAAATATATTTTTAAAACTATTGATGACCAAAATATGAAGATTAAGACTTCTGATGTTAAAATAATAAAATGTACAGTGATTTAATATGTTTACACTAAATGCAAGACAAGACTTATTTAGATTAACTCTTCCTGATGATTTTATTGCAAAGGAGATTAATGAAAAATATTCAAAGATAATTAATGATAATAAAAGTTTTATAAGAAGACCAATAGATTTTCTTAATGAAACTATTCAATCCATTCAAGTATTGGGATTTGTAGAAGGTACTGTTCAACAACAACAGTCTAGTAAAGGTTATCCGGTTATTCATAAAGATAGAAAACTTGAAAATCAATTTTTACATACTTCTACAGATTATAATTATCGTTCGGAGAAAAATCCATTAGCATTAATTGATAAGACATTAAATATTTATTTTAGACATACTTTAGGTTTTTTAAATTATTTCTTAATGTTTGAAAATTTCTTTTATCTTTATAGTCGTGATAGAAAATATCAAGAACTATCAGATCAATTCCCAATTGATATAATGAATAATCGTGGAGAAGTTTATTCTAGAATATTAGTTATAGATCCAATTATTAATAGTATTGATATGCTTGATTTAAACTATAATGCACCTAATGAAGCTATGTCTACATTCAAAGTAGAATTCAAGTTTAGTAATATTGATTATCAGTTTATACAATATGAAAAACCAGATTTTGATTTTGATACAGATTCAATAAAAGCAGGAGAAGCTTAAGCTTCTCCTTTATTAATGTTTAATATCTTGACTTCCAAATCCTGAATCTCCACGCTCGGAATTTTTCATTATTGTATTATATTTATCTTCATCAATTTCTTCATATTTAGTGTGGAAAACCGGAATCAACATCATTTGTGTCAATTTATCTCCACAATAAACAATATTTTCTTTATCTTCTAATACTTCTTTTGTATAAGACATTGAAAGATGCACATAACCAGAATAGTCTTCATCTACAAGACAAGCACGAACATCCCATCCTTTATTTCCCATACCAGATTTATTTACATAAAGACCGGCTACACCAATACCTAACATACGCAATCTTACAACTTCATCAGATGGACGTGGTGCTTTTTGATCACTTAATACAGTATCTAATGCAATCTTAATACCAGAATTAATAAACAAAGTATCATTACAATTTAATCTAATACCAACCTTATCATTTTCTTTATCATAAACCATTATTGATTCAACAAAATGATAAACGGCTTGAATCATTGACGTTTGTTTAGCATCTTCTAAAGTAGGATTATAAAGTGCTAAGAATAAATGGATTAAATTTGCAATTTGATAATCAGGAACATTTGAGGCTTGTTCTTTTAATACAAAATCAAAATATTCTGATAATTTAAAAATATCTTCAGCTGATTTTTTATAAGATTTTTGAAAAGCAATTAAAGCTTTATCTATTTGTTCGTTTTTTGTTATATTTGGAATATAATAATCTGAACCTGCAGATACAAAAGAGTTTGTTGGTGTAATACCAAATGCATTATAAATTTTCATTAACAATTTTTAATATATATTTATAATTTAATATAGTTCTCGGTATATTGAATTTTATTTTTATATAAAGAATATATTTAGATAATATATGAGTGGTCTAGTAAAAGACGGTTTTTATAAACAAGTTGATCATAAAGTTGGTGATGATAAATATGCATTACTTGGTGCTGGTGGCCATAAAAAATGGAGTACTTCTAATTCTAAAAATACATTGGTTGCAAGAGATGCTAATAAAGATATATTTGCAAGATTATTTAATACATCAGAATCAGAAATGGAAACCACAACTCCATTTTCAAGAGTTTATGTATCTAATGATAGTTTTATCAGATGGAAATCTAAAGCTAATTTTGCCCATGAACTTCGTGATTCAGGTGAATTAGATAGCCGTTGGGTATTAAAATCTGGTGATACCATGACTGGTGATCTCAAAATAGATGGAACTAAAAATCTTTCACATGGTTCATGGGATCACGGTGTTATTGTCGGTGCTGATGGACATGATAAAGTAGTAATGTCATATCTAGTTTCTAGCACAAATGGAGCAGTTATTGGTGCACATAATTCTGCATTGAGTGCCTGGTCTATATTAAATATTTCTGGAACTCAGTTAATATTTAGAAATAGTGAAACTGAAAAAATGCGTCTAGATGCATCTGGTAATTTTGGAATAGGTACTGCTTCTCCAGAAAATAAACTTGATGTAAATGGAATTGCCCAGATTTATCAAAGAGGAAATAATAATACTGCATTTAGAAATTTATTATTTATTAAACAGCAAAATTCATCAGAGGCAAATGGTGATACATGGTCAGAAACTAATGCATCATTTGGTATAGGATTTAATCGTTATTGGACAAGTAATAATAATCCTTATGGAGAAACAAATTGTGCTGGTATATATGCTACAGTATCTTCAAATTGGAGAGGTGGATTAGTATTTAGAACAAAAAATAATGTAACACAAAGTGGTAGTCATGATATAACTGCTTTAAGATTAGCTCCTTCTGGTAAAGCATATTTTATTAATCAAATAGTATCATCACTTGCTACAGGAACGGCACCATTAGCTGTAACATCAACTACATTAAATACTAATCTTAATGCTGATTTATTAGATGGATATCATGCAACTGATTTATGTATTGAAATAATAGACTTAAGAAAATATACTTAAAATATATTGAATCTATTTATCTAATTTTTATATTTTAATTTATTATTAATTAAATATAGTTAGTTAGCATGCCCCACCTATGGCCTCTTTATTGCATAACACGCTTTGCGGTTGGCAGGGCATGCTAATATTTTTTTAAATGAGTTTATTTTTAGGTCATCTTCCGATAGAATTAAAATTAAATTCTAATCAAACAGAAATTCAAATTACTCCGAAATATTTTCCATATGATGATGTTTTTTTTGGAAAAATATATTATACAGCAGATCAATTATATTTGTGCTTAGAAATTGAAGATGTTAGGCATAAATTTGTACGTATACGTAAAGTATTAGGTAATGGTCATAAAATTCGTAAAAAACTTCATACAAAATTTTGGTCTAGACGATATTGGGAAATTGATAACTCATCTTTAGGACAAACATTTACATATTCAATTAGTGATCTTAAACGCTATATTAAGAAAGCCCAAGGATTTAAATTTAAAATCAGAGCTACATATAGATATGATCGTACTATTAATATGCTTGAACATCATAAAAAAGTATATAATCATGCTCGTACATATGTTTTTTCAAATGAATTAACTTTAGAAATATAATTTAAATTAATATAATAATTATAAAAAACCATAGAATCCTGATTCTATGGTTTTATTTTTATATAAAGAAAATTTATTAAATATTATATGACACGTTTAACAAAAATTATACAATTAGATCAAACTCAATTCACAAAATTATTAAGTGGTATAAGTATTTCACAAAATGGATATACACTTAATTCATATGATATTAATGCTTCATATGTATTTGATAAATTTGTATCTGAATGGTCATTAGGGGCTGAAAGAGCTATTCGATCAGATACAGCAAATAGATCTAAAGTATCTATTAAATCCAGACAAATATTTGCAAAAAATTTTGGTTGGGAAAATACCCCATATTATGATGATGGTTATAATTATGGGAGAACATATGTTCCTTTTTTATGGTCTAGTGGTAGTTGTACAAGTAATGTCTATTTTACCATAAGATATGATCCAAATATTTATTATGATTTTGAGGATAATAATAGTAATGGAACTGCTGGAACATTAACTTCTCCATATTTTCGAACAAATTCTGAATCAATGCCTAATAATACTCCATTTTCTAGGGTTTATGTTTCTAATGATAGTGTTATAAGATGGAAATCTAAAACAGATTTTATCACCGAAATAAGAGATAATGGTGGTCTTGACTCTAGATATGTTAAAAAAGAAGGTGATACAATGACTGGTGCTCTTAAAAGATATTATGGTACCACTTCAAATGACCCTATGATTGCTTTAACCTCAAATAATTTAGATGTTTGGTTATGGAGAATTAATCATAGTTCATCAGCTAGTACATCCACCTCTGGTGTTTATGGGTTTGGACTTAAATATCTTGGTTCTTTAGGTGGAAATAATAATAAATTAGTATTATATTCGGATGCCCAAAATGGTACCCAAGTTGCTGCTATGTCAATGCAACAAGACGGAAAAATTACTTTAGCTGTTGCACCAAATGCTCCAGGATATATTAAAGATAGTTCAGATGATAATCATGTATTATTAGGAGCAGGTGGCCATAAAGAATGGAGTACTACTAGTTCTGCCAATACTTTAGTTGCTAGAGATTCTAATAAAGATATATATATTAGATATGCATATGCAACTTTATTTAACACATCAAGTGGTGACATGGGAGATACTGCATTTTCTCGTATCTATGTATCTAATAATAATTTTATAAAATGGCAAACTAAATCTAAATTTGCTGTTGAAATGAGAGATTCTGGTGCTATGGATGGTCGTTGGGTATTAAAAGCCGGTGATACAATGAATTCACATGCAACTTTAACATTTCAATCAAATGGTAAAATTATACAAAATCAAAATAATACAACCAATTATACTATTGCAATCCAATGGATGAAAAATTCAACAGGATGGTATAAATCTGATGGAACCACTTTATATACATATCAACCACATATAGGGCAAACGAATACAGGTGATAGTGGTACTGGTTCAATTACAATACTACCTTATCCAACCGATAATAATCCATGGGGTGGTAAAGTTGGATTATATATTGGAGAATCTTCTTTAAAATATAATAATAATAAAATATGGCATGCAGGTAATCTCACTAAAGTTTCTCAACTTATCAATGACATAGGATATGTTACATCGAGTGGTGTAACAAGCATTACCTTAAAAGCAGAAGCAGGTATCTCTATTGATGTTAATAATACAGCTATAACTTCAACAGGTACTCGTACTATTACTAATAGCGGTGTAAGATCTACCACTATTAATGGAAATCATCTG